TCATTGGGCTAACACTCATACCATTAGTGTCAGTAGTTAAAGTATAGTCAGCAGTTATCTCGTTACTGTTCTCGTATATTGCACCACCTGCTGATGCACCACCACCACCGCCTATAGCACCCCAAGCACTTCCATCATATCCTTCAAAAGAACCTGTAGTAGAATTAAACCTAATGTATCCTGCTGCTGGAGAACCATCTCGTTGTGCTGTAGTACCACTAGGTAATAAACCTGCACCTGTACTAGAAGTTTTAGTTACAGTAGTTACTAGTGGAGAAGCATCATCTGCCTTAGTTCCCTGTGCTGCTGTTGCGTAATCTGTACTTGCTGTAGTTGCAGCAGTTCCCAAACCTAATGTAGTTCTAGCTGTACTTGCATCTGCATCATCTATTAGTGTACCACCAAAAGTAGACACTGCTGACGCTGCTAGGGCGTTGTCTGCTGTAGTTCCTTGTGCGGCTGTTGCGTAATCTGTTGTGTCAAATGCTTTTACTTGTGCTAAGTTAGTGACTTCAGAATCCATTAAAGCACCAGCAGAAGTTACATTAGTTGTATCAGTTACATCTGCATTAGTCTCTATCGTATCTAATTTAGTACCATCTGTAGCAACATTTCTACCATCAAATGTAGAGTTAGTAGTAATAGCACCCGTCATTGCACCACCTGATTTAGGAAGGGCGTTAGTAGCTAATGTTCCTTGAGCTGAAGTAGCATAATCTGTAGTATCAAATGCTTTCACATCTGCTAGGTTAGTTACCTCAGAATCCATTAATGCACCTGCTGCTGTTACATTAATAGTATCTGTTACATCAGCAGAAGTTTCTATACCATCTAATTTAGAGTGGTCTGCTGTTGTAAAATTTTCGTCTGTATGTACGTAGTTTGCATCCGATACTATGTTAGTGTCAAAAGCTTGTACAGTAACACCAATATCTTCATCAGCAAGAAGTTGATTCATAGCATTAGCTGTTAAAGTAACTACAATTTCACGAGTACCAACACCCCAATTAACAGCTGCTCCACCATTACTTGAAGAATATATTGTAGCTCTTGTTAAAGTGTCTGTGCTAGAATCAGTAATAACACCACGACCAACTTCATAATCAGCTGTGCCTAAAACATCTCTAACAAAATAATCTATTTCTTTACCAGTACCACAAGCAGCAACAATAGTTTGCCAACCTAAAATAGCACCATCTAAACTATATGTGCCAGTACCAGTAGTAGTACTAGTTTCAGCAGCCCTGTCTCCGGGAGTTGGAAGTGCCATTATGAGTTACCATCAGTTAAAATAAATGTTGAAACCGTTACAGTTTGCCCTATAATTATAAGTGTAGTATCAAGTTTCATATCGCCATCTCCATCAGTATCTGTAATGTTACCTTGAATATGGCAAACACCATCACTTGAATTAATACGAAAATAACCAGCTGTACCAGTAGCAACAGCTGTACCAGACCAAGTACCATTTTTAATTTTAGTTCCAGAACTAGCTGTTTCTAACCAATTACTGGGTAATGTTATCTGTCCTAATTGTGTTCCTGAACTTGTTAAAGAACAATTAGCAGGTTGTGTACCTGTATAAAAAATAAGTACAGGGTTTATTCCTATAGTTGTTTCTATTGAATCAAGTCTAGCATTTCGACTAGTTGTACTAAGTTGTACTGCCATTTTAAACCTCTAAAGAACTATTTAGTAGTAACTTGTAACCGTCCTGAAAATTCAGATTTATTTTTTTGTGCTTTAAGAAGTTCTCTAGACTCTTTGTACATAGCAGCATACTTTTGTTCTTGTTCAGTATCTTTCATAAACACAGCAGCTTCTAATATTGCTGAATACAATATTAATTCAGGAGCATATTGACTAAACCAATTAATTTCTACAGAACTAGAAATAAACTCAAGTTCTTGATAATATACTAAATCAACTGATACACCTGAAGTAGGTTCAGGGCCAAACTCAAAATTACCAGCTACAGTGTCAAACACTTGTGGCCCCGGTTCATCTTGAAGTCTTTTAGTTCTAACGTCAGCGTAATTGCTTCTATATACAGGCCAAGCCGATTGTCCATCATAAGCAATCATTTCTTTAACATCTAAAAGACTTGTTGGTATTGGTGATTGACCTGATGTAATTACTAAAGAAGGGTTTAAAACTTCCATTGGTGGAACTCTAACATCCCTTTGAATTCTACGTTGTCCTAGTATTATAAAATCTTCTGTATTATCCGTGATGCTTACAGCACCTACCCGGTTAATCCATTTGTTAACAGCTTCACTAATGTTTGTATAATTACTTAACACTAGGTTGGTCTCCATAGTTTAGATGAGTTAGTTTTGAGTACAGGAAAATCTTGTTCAATAATTTTTTCTAATCTTTTCTTTTCTGTAGGGTCATTACTAAAACAATCAAGATTATATTCTTTAAGTAATTTGTGTTGTATAATTGGAGGTATACTAAATACTTTATGAAATTTAGTTTTTCTAGAAAAACCTTTTGTAGCATTAGCACCTTTTTTACAGTTGCTAATTAAAGCATTAAGATTAGCAGATCGATGACAAACAATATTATTATTTTCATCAAAATACCATTTTTTAGTTTCACCTGTCCAAGGATCATATTCTGTTTCGCGTAGTAACACTTAAACTCCTTAAAGGTCAGGGGGGCGAACCCCCCATTCCAAACTAATTAAGCAGTAGTCAAATCTGCTACAATACCACTAGATTTCTCATTACGAGCTTCTAGACAGTATTCAACAAGAACTTGACGTTTCTCAGCATCACCAGTTGCAGCAATTTCTTTAGTTTTCATATCGCGTAAATACGCAACTGCAAACTTAGATTTGTTGTAAACTAGTGCATCACGTGAACGAGAAAAACGGCTAGGGACAATCTTAAGATCACCGTAATCGCTCTTGTAAACGTCAGCAGCAGAGATAATGCTTTCAGCAGCAACATTGTGGTCAGTAGTTGAAGCACGACCAGTAAAACCATTCATTTTACGTTTGTTAAAAGCACCTACTAGAACAGTGTCAGCAAACTCACCTGAATTAGTAAAGATACTATCAACAACAGCTTCTAACATAGCTTCAGTAAAAACACGTTGAGTGCCATCAGTACGGGCATCTGCACCTGTACCAGCTGGGTCTGCACCACCAGTTCCTTTAGAAGAATTAGTTTTAATATAAGACTGCATACTTCCAGTTTCACGAGCAGTAGTTGCATTACCAACAGCTTTAGCATTATTTAAACCAACTAATGCGTTTTCCATGTCACGTTTTAACTCAAGTCCACGTTTCATCATCTGGTAGTTCATTTCACGATCACGGCCAGCACGATCAGTTGATTCAAGAGTACCAGAGACCATTGCAGTCTTAGTTCCAATTTGACAAAAGTTAGACAGTCTAACAGTAGCAGTAGCAGGAGAAAATGAAGCATCTGCTCCTTCAACTGCTTTGTTATCTGTAACAGCGTCAAGGTCATCGGTTTGCCATTCATGAGTTGTACTCTTAGCTTTCGCTTTAGGAGCCATACTTAAAAATGGGGTTGTGTCGGGTTCTACATTATAAATAATGTTTGAAAGGTCTTCTCTGATACCAACACTATCATAGGTATCTGTGGATGTTGAACTCATAATATTTCCTCAAATGTAGCCTAGCCATTCACAATATTCATTGCTTGTTCAAGTGTAATTCCACCCGGTTGTTGTAATGAATTCATGTCAGCTTTTGCTTTTCGGGCTTGCGCAGTTGTCTTACTTGCAGCACCCTTGGTTTTAATTGATTTTTTGACTGTTTTAGCTTTTGCTGCACCAGCCGCTAATTTGTTTTGGTATTCGTTGAAACGAAATGCATCAACTAATACCCTGATTTGACGATGGTCGTAAATAGTATAAAGTTCGTCTGTTGTAAAGCCATAAGCTTCAGCAGCATGTTTTGTAGCATCACTTAAAAGAGTTGAACCTTCTTCGTTTAGCTCAGGTAGTGCAACAGTTAGTTTACCCATTTCTTCAGCGCGTACACTTTGTGCGTATTCATTGTTTTCAGCTTCTACTTCTGAACTAACTTCCTGTTCTTTTTGGAATGCTTGTTCATAAGCTAATTTAGCAGCTTCAAACTCTGACTTTTTTTCGTCAAATTCAATGGGGTCTTCTTTCTGTAGAACTTCCCAGTCTACATTAACAAACTTAGATAGTTTTTCGCTTGACGCAATTTTATAATCTGATATACTTTTTAAGTACTCGTTTTTTAATTCAAGTACAGCATTTTTATCAGCAAGTAGTGCTTTGCGTTCAGCTGCAACTTCTTGTGTTACTTTAGTAAATTGGCTTTGACGCATGTAGCCTTTCTTAGCTTCTTCTACATCAGTAATTACAATTTCTTCATCACCATTTTCGATTTTAAAAAGAAAATCTTCTTTTTCGTCTTCATCACCCTCTTCTGATTCTTTTTCATCATCTGGTTGCTCTTCTTCAGAGTCCTCTGATTCAATTTCCTCTTCATCGGTTTCGACCTGTTCGGTCTCTTCTTCTTCTTTATCAGTTATAGTGGCTACACTGTCTGATTTTTCTTCTGGCTTGTCCATAAAGTCCAAAGCCTCATCGATTCCTGTAAAAACAGGTTGATCGTTGTTTTCCATTTTATTCTCCAGTATATATATTTTCTTGGAATTGTTTTTCTTTTGGTTCTTCTAGTTTTGATAATTTATCTGCTAATGTAAAAATTAATCCTTGTACGTCACGGTAAGGTAACGCAGATAGCTCGTCAAGTATAGCAAGCCCTTCATCTCTTGTAATTTCAATCATTTTCAAGTTTACTCAATCTTTTTGATTCTTGTGACCAACTTTCAAACTTAGAATTTAATGTTCTTAATGACCTAAGTTGTCTTACTATTGACATAGCACATTCAGAATCATCTGTTTTTAAACCATCAAACCCAAGATGTAAACAATCATACATATCTTGTACACATTGTACGTAAGATTCAGAATTAAGTAATACAGAAGCTCTTTGTCCTCTTTCTATTAACTCACTGTTAGTGAGCAATTTTTCTTTTTTGTTCATCCTTGTTCCTCAACTTAGTCCTAGTCTGAACCTACTTTAACTGCTCTGTTTTGTGTTGATTCTAGTTGAAGTTCAGCAATCTTAAACTCGTTATCGTCTTCGTGTTGTTGTATTTTAAACTGAAGTTCCATTTCTTCTATTTCAAGTTTTTTGGCATTAATTTGTAGTTCCATGTCTTTTTGTTCAACTTCTTTTTGTTTAAACTGCATTTCTGCTTGTAGTTTTTGTTCTTCTATACTTGGCCCTTCGTCAGTATCGTCTGATTCAGGTTTAGTAAAAAATTTGTTACCATCTTTACGACCAGCTACTTTAGCTTTTTCCATTGCTAAATTCCAAACATTAGTTGGTTTAATAATTGTACCTAATCCACCGCCATTTACAATACTTTGTACAGTTTGTTCAATTTGTTGCATTTGCATCATTTGTTGATTTTTTGAACCGTTACCAATACCTACAGTAACATTCATATCATAACGATTACGCCACTCAGATGGGTTGATTGCAATAAACTCACCATTGTTATTACGAACTTTTCTGCTAGGTGTTTCATGCTGTAAACCAATTCTATGTATACCAAGCATTAAGTCTTTAAGACCAGTTTCAGCAAATACACGAGCTATAAGTTCTAATTTTTGTTCAGCAGAAGACATAACTAGTTCAGCTGTACTAGCAGCAGTGTTAGAATTGAACATCTTAGGATCAAGACCTTGTCCACGCTCAGAAACACCTGATCTACGCTCTGCTAAGGCATCAGCGTACCCTAGTACCTGAAATGCTGATTGGTCTAATTGAGGGGTAGGAAGAGCTTCTACAGCCCCTTGAAAATTCATCCGTACAATCCCAGCTGGTGAACTAGACATAAGATCATCAAGGTTAACTTGACCATCTACTACACCAAAACGACCGTTGTTTATTCTTTCTTGGTTATCAAGCAAATTACGGGTTACTTTAGATTTAAGTAACTGTATATCCATAATAGGGTCAGCAGGAGAGCCACCTACATGGCGGTGTGGTACAATAATAGGTGACCAAGAGTATATTTGCGCTTCTGAGACTTCGTTTTCTTCAAGAATAGTGTCTCCAACACGAAAAAATTGCCATAGTTCGTCAAGACCATCACCATTCATGTCAACACGTAAGTATTCTTCTTTTAAAAGAACTTCTCGACTAGATCCTAGCTCAAAACTTTCTTGTTTTAAACCATCAGAAATTTCATCATGACGATCACTATATAAAGTGTTAGTTATTTCTGAATCATCTTCAATATCATCATCAATATCAAAACCCATAGCCCTAATTTCAGATATTCTACGTTTAGCATGGTGTGCAACGTATCTAGCCGAAGCAATATTAGTATCGCCTTCTGAAATTCTGATTTCTTCAGGTGGAATATTAGATATAACAGTTCTATCACGACCAGTAATACGAGAAACAGAAACGGTTACTAATCCGTCATCTTGTTCCAACATTTCAACGTCACCTTCAAAATCTTCGCCTAAATCACCTAGTAACTTAGCTACTTGTTCTTCTGATTGGTTTTCGTATTCATCAAAAGTAGGTTCAGCAGTTTCACGTAAAGCTTTAACGTAACCAACTTTGTTCATTAAACCGTCTTTTAACCAGTTGTACCCAATTTTAAATCCGGGATTATCACGATAAAAAACCCAATTAACATATTCAGTTTCTTGAATAGCTGATTCAATATCATCTTCATCTTCTGGATCAAATATAACAGCTTTGTCTGAACTAAAGAAAATTTTAACCAAATAAGGCATAATTGATTCAATAGTTTCGTAAACTTCACGAGTAATAAAACGTGAACGTCCAACAGTTTCATTACCGTACGGTTTACCGTGGTAATAATCGTTTAATTTTTCTATTCTTTCAGATAATAATCCATCATGCGCCCCTATACTAGCATCTGATTCGTTTCTTAAACGATTTAAAACTTCTTCACTATCCATTTTATTGGCCACTAAACAATTCCTCTAGTTTTAACAGGTAATGCTTGACCTGAATATTTATTATTAGCATCTGACTCAACTCTTGTTTTAGCGTACAATGAACGTGATTGAAAAGCATAACGTGTGCTTGACATAAGGTCATCAACTAACGCTACAATTTTACCATCTTGTCGATGGTACATGCCTTTTTCTTCAAACCATTGGCCGCAAGTACTAAACACTTTAAATTGTCCGTTTTGCATAGCTTGTAACAAAGCATTAATACCGGGTTCAATTTTAATATCGCCCTTTCCTTTATCACCGGGTGCAGGTGGGTTTCTAAAATGATCAATAGTCATATTAACACCTTGAGCGCGGTATTGGTCAGCTAAATTGTTACCTGAACCTTTTTCATGAGACATACCATCATGAGGCCAAACACAAGGTATCCACTGTCCTCTTCCTTTTATAGCAGGAGCGTGTTGTTGTGCTGTCATTTGAGCTTGTCTGTATTCAGCATACAAATAACATATATCAGATTCTCTATCCCAAGCAATCCATACAGCTGCTGTAGGGTGATCCCAACCAAAATCAATACCACATATTCTTGGCCAGTACTCAGGTAACTCAAAAGGTTCAACTATAATATCTGCATCACGTATACCAGCAAACACCATACCGGAACCAAACACTGGTTCTCCCCTAGTTCTCATTTTAGCTTCATGAGGTGGGTACTGAGCTAATAACTGCATCTTTCGTTCTTCTGAAAGGTGTGGTGCATCGTCCCAAGTTGCTTGTAATAGCTTTTGACCGGGACGTATATCATTCATAAACTGATGTATAACTGACGTAACACCATCTTCTGGTGTAAATGTCATCATTACAATACCATTAGTAGCTACTGTACGAGTAATACACTGAGTATAAATGCCTGAATCAGGTTGTTCATCAAGCCATACCCAATCCATTGGGCGACCCATATACTTAGCTTCGCCCTGCTCATAAGCTTTAAAATCAAGCCGTGATACACCGTTTTCTCTACCTGTTTCAAGATCATAATGTTTTACTAGTACTGTTTGTACTGCGTTAGGAACTTGTGGCTTACGTGTAGTTGATACTATATCAAGTTTAGGTATAAAACCAGCACCTTGGTCTTTTTCATTACCGGGGTCGCCTAGTAAATTAGCTTGTAAAATGTCACGTGTAGTTTCTGTTGAAACCCCACAAGCCCATGCTTTAATAGGGTTTTTAAATTTGTGACCTTTCCACCAATTTGGATATTTTCCAGTTAAGTGGCAAGCTGTTATATAAGCACCAGTAGTAGTTTTACCTATTTGGTTAGCACACATAGCTAATATTTGTGCATGTCCTTTAGTACTATTAGCTAAATCTTGTTGCCATTTATAAGTTAAGTTGCCCCAAGAATCAATTTTGTTGTATTTAGTGCGCGATTCTTTTTCTTGAAGCAAACGCATTAATCGTTCTTGACTCAATTTTTTGCCAACTTAACAACATTATTTGGTAGTTCTTTTTGTATTCTTTTTATTTCAGCATCTATTTCTTCATTAGAAAGACTTCTTTCATCATTAATATTAACTCTTGTTTCAACTGGTACATCGTACCCAGCGCGATTTAAATAGTCTTTAGCAGCATTTAAACGAACAGCTGGTGAAACATCTTTGTCTACCATAATTTCACGAACTACGTTAAACGCTACTACAGCCCCATCACCAATTTTCATATCAACACGTTCAGTGATGATTTTTTCTAACGATAAAAACAAGGCTCTAGCATTAGCTGTCCAACCACGACCTTCTACAGAGTATCCAGCTTTTTCAAAAGCTTTTTTTCTGTCACCTAGTTTAATGTAAGAATCTACAAACAACTGTTTTTTAGGAGCAAGGTCTTCGTATTTCAATCTGAAGAGTTCTCTTTAGGTTTAGGTTTAAGTTTAGATGGCATTTCAAGAACATTACCACAAGTGCTATCAGTATCAACAACTTTTGGATTATTTCCACCGTGTTGTTTTACACAGTCTTCTAAATCTTGTAAAGAACAACCCTTATCTTGAGTAGCTACTAGAACATTATCTTTGTAAATACCTTTTACGGAATTTTTACCGTGTACTATTGTAATTGTACTCATTGATTTGCCCTTTGCTTTAGTTGTGCTAGTTCACGAATAGACGAAACAAAATCTTTTACACGAACTGGAGTTTGTTTATTCCAATCTGATAATTTTCCTGACCCTTCTGAGGTGTTTTCAATTTCTTGAATAGCTGATTCGTAATTACCGTTTTTTAAGTGTTCATACGCTGTAGGAAACTTTTCAGTCCAAGCAGTACCTAGTTGAAAGTTAACTGATACTAACGCTGGTATTAAACTAGGAGCTTGTATTTCTTGTGCTTGATCGTAAGCAGCTTTAGTGGCTTTAGCTGAGTCAGCTTCAAACCAATTATTTCTAATTTCTTCTGGTACTACAGTTCCTTTAGGATAAAGTTTTGCTTCTTCTGGTGATAAAAGATGCCCTATACCAGCTGTTAGTTTGCCTAACGAATCAAGATAAGATTTTTCTTTGTTACCTTCTCGTAATATTAAATGGTCTTGTATTTGTTTTCTAAAAGTTTGGCGCATTTCTTCATTAGGGTCTTGTTTTAATAAGCCGGGGGGCTGTACAGAAGCTTGTACAGGATCTTGTACAGGAGCTTGCATTGGTTGTACAGGAGGTTGTACAAGAGGTTGTGCTTGATTTAAAAGACCTTGATTTGGTAAATTCATTAAAACCTACTTTTTTGATTTTTTAGTAACTGTATTAACGCTTCTTTTTCTTTATTGTATTGTGGGTCAGAAGCAGTTTCTAAATCTTGTCCAAAATTTTGATGTAACGTAATATCTTTTTCTCTTAACGCTTGGTGTGTTTCAGCAGTTGGATATTGAACTCCACTAAACTTTTGTTCTAAATAAGCCCTACGAGAAGCATCTTCTGGAGATAATCTTTTACCATCCCAAATAGTAGGTATTAACGTAGGAGTTCCAGATTGTTGTTCTGGTAACCCATTAACTTGAATAGTTGATACTGTACTAATTGAACCATCATCGTTTTTTAACAACCCACCAAATAACAAATTTCTTAAATGATGCGTAGTAATAGCGTCATCAGGTTGTACTTGTGGCATTTGTAAAGAATCCCACTGTTTTTTAGTTAAAGCCATTAGCCCGATTATACCATATATTAAACGAAATAACGATAAAAACATTACCCCTAGGTAATATCCTTAAAAGTTTTAAGTAATATTTTAATATTTAATTTTATTTATAGTTTTGTTGTTATTAAGTATTAAGTAACTACTTAGACAATTTATTTAGCATTTAGTTCAACAAAAAACTAACTTATTTAGGTTAATGTACCAAGGTAAAGCACTTTGGTTAATTTCCTGTCGGGTGTTTGGGGTGGACAACTATATTTCTTTTACATACTGATCTTTGGGGGTGTGGGCCAATATCCTAGGATCTACAGTATTTACACTGATAGTAAGTACTAACTAACTAATAGATAGAATATACAAGCAAATTTGCTTGGCGTGGCGTGTGTATGTATGAGCGTGGTTATTCCAACCGGCACTATCTACATTCATTAAAGCTATGATTTATTATTAAACATCATTACAAGTTATTGATAAATATTATTTAATTGCTGCATGCATTCAAGTGATAACAATACAAGCAGCACTCGAATATCTTTAATGCTTGTACTATTAATACCCAATTAGTATGCAATTAATACCCGGCTAGTAATAATGTTTGCATTGTCTACAATTGTAGTTATAATTAAGACAACAACAACAACGGGGCAATAAAATGAGTAGATACGATACAGATTTATGGAAAGAATTAGAATCATTACAGAATAAACCATGCAATCAAGATAGAGATATCTTGACCATTACGGGCTTTATGGATAATGAAGCATTTGAGCAGCATGTTATAAGAAATAGAGAAAATTCATAATTAAATAAATGGAGCTTTAAACATGATCGAGATTAAAAAAACAAAAACTCAAAAAGCTGCTAACGGCTATATAGTTTATCAAGGCCCGTCAGTACTCAACCCGCTAGAAAATATAATAGCTATTGCCACTTATAATAGTTCTAACGCTAAAACCGGTAACATGGTGCAGTTATGGATATTCGCGGACGGTGAGTACTCCCCCCATGAGACAGCTAAGCTTGGACTAGATGAGTCTATCTGCGGCAGCTGCCCTCATAGGCATGCAGCGGGTAATACTTGCTATGTTGATTTATCACGTGCGCCCAATAGTATTTGGAATAGTTATAAAAAAGGTAATTACCCTCTTTTTAATGCTGCATTACATGGTAAGCATTTTACCCATAGGAAAATAAGGCTTGGCGCATACGGTGACCCGGCAGCAGTGCCATATTCAGTGCAAAAAGAATTAGTTGATTTATGCTTATCACACACCGGTTATACTCATCAAGCTAATCATAAAAACTTTGATTCTAGAATTGCCAAGCTTTGCATGATTTCAGTAGATACGCCAAGACAAGCTATAAAGTATCAAAATGCCGGGTTTCGGACTTTCCGGGTAGCACTACAAGAGGACGACCTATTAGATAATGAGCTGCAATGTTTAAACACTACGCAAGAGCAATTGCAATGCATTGATTGCGGATTGTGTGACGGCTCAAATAGGTCAAGCAGCTCTATAGCTATAGCAGTGCATGGCTCAAGAAAAAACAGCTTTAAAAGCAGCTTAATTCCAACGCTAGAGGTTGCATAAAATGAATAACTCAATAGGTAAAATATTCATATGCGAACCATGGGCCACGCTTATACTAACGGGCCAAAAAGAAATTGAAACGGCTGCAACGGCTTTGCCTGATAAATACCTTGGCCAAGTTTTAGATGTGCAAATATCTGGCGGTCTTACAATCGGAAAAATAGTTTTTAAAGGTTGTAGAAAATACTTTAATAAAAAAGATTTCGATAATGATCATAGGCTTCATCTTGTGCCACCTAATAGCCGATTTCATTATGATAATAGACGTAGATCGTACGCTTGGATAGTAGAACAATTCAAAGCTATTAAACCAGCTTTAATTGAGCCGATGCGTTCACAGTATAGACTTCAATTATACCGCGATAATTAAACAATAGAGGGTTAATAAAATGAATACATTCGATTTTGTTTTTATGTGCTTAGGTGGCACAGTAATTAGTTTATGGATCGGAGGCTTTTTGTGGGCCGAAGGTTTAATTTTAAATAATGATGATAATGATATAGAGGATTAATAAAATGAAAATTAATAATAATATAGAAGCTTTGGCTTTGGCTTTGCATTTATCAATAGAAGCCCCAACCGATGAAAAAAGCAAAAAAGCTTTAAACTTTGCGGAATCATTAGCAGAATGCTTAAATGATATTGAAATTCAACAAGCTAAAGAATTAGCTTTGACTTACTAAAACATAAAATTGCGGCCGCACTAAAGACTCATTTTAATGGGTCTTTTTTTATGCCTATGCTTTGGTATTACTCGACCCTATAAAATGCCCAGAATCGCATTCTATGGCTTCGTATTCTAAAAATTATAGGCTTTATAGATGTTATTAGTGCTATTAGCGTTATTATAAAATTTAAACAATAAAAATTATTAATCTTTATTAGACTAAAGCTTATTTTTTTAATATAGTCTTGAATGGTATTAATAAAGGGACTAATTATGCAAGATTATAAACATTTAAAATTAAACGAACCAAGGCCAGCAAATAAACTAATGTACTGGCTGCCAATTGTAGTTATTTTTATTATGACAATTGATTCTATAAGTTTTTAAAAGAGGGTTATTATGAATAAATTAGGTTATGTAACTACTACACCGAGGACATTACAAAAAGCATTTGGTGAACCTGAAGTGTTGAATGGTGACACTAGTTTGTGGTATGGGGCTAAGTTCTATGATGAGGGTAGACTTATTAGAGCGTATGTTTATCTACTCAATGAAGCTAATGCTATACCTAAGCACGACCAAGTCTTTAAGTTTAGCGTAGGTGGTGATAATGATGCTTTAGATTATGTTTATCAAGCTATTGAGAAAGCTAAAGAGTTATGAACGTAGACCCGAACAGGACTCAATGGAAAGTTGGGATACCTTTGATGATTCTGGAATATCCAAATCACGCTGAACTGGCACATCTTAGCCAGCGAATTGCTGACATAATAATTATAAGGATATTAGATAATAATAAAAAAAGGAAAAAATAACATGGATTCAAAAGATTTGACTGAGTTAGAGCGCAAAGTGTTTGTTAAACTGCTTTTGGGATGGGATAATGAACAGCTGACTGACCATTTAAAAGGTAAAAGAGGTAATATTAAACAAGTTGTAAATAGTATTTTTAAAAAATTTGATGTACATTCAAAGCCTGAATTACTGGCTAAGTACATGCATAATATTGTTATTTAAAAAAAAGAGAGGAAATTAAATGGATAGCGATAGAGATTTATATGATGTTGTATTGTATTCAATAGAAG